AGGCGTTCGGCACCTGGCTCCGGAAGGGCATTCTGGGCCCCGAGGAGCGGAAGGTCCTCACCATCAGCGACGACACCACGGGGGGCTTTCTTTCGGGGCCGCCGGATTACGTCCGCGAGATCATCAAGGGGATCACCGAGATCTCGCCGATTCGGCAGCTGGCCAGGGTTCGGGAGACGGTCAACCGGACCATCCAGGTTCCCAAGAGAACGGGCCAGTTCTCCGCTGCCCGGACGGCTGAAGTCGCGGAGCGGACCGAGCGGACCGGGCTCAAGTACGGCTTGGAAGAGATGGCCCTTCCCGAAGCGTACGCCCTCGTCAGGGTGTCCCGCCAGGACCTCGAGGACTCCGCGTTCAACCTCGAAGCCGAGATCGCGGCCGAGATCGTCGAGCAATTCGCGGTCTTGGAAGGCACGGAATTCCTGACGGGGAACGGCGTGGGCCAGGCTGAAGGCATCCTGATCAACACCACGGTCATCGCCGGCTGCGAGACAACCGCCGGCTCCAACGCCATCGCCGCGGACGACCTGATCGGCGTCCAGTACGCGCTCAAGGAAGGCTACGCCCGCAATGCGTCCTGGCTCATGAAGCGGGCGACGGTCAAGGTCGTCAGGCTGCTCAAGGAAGCCACCACGAACGCCTACATCTGGCAGCCCGGCCTCCAGGCCAACCAGCCCGCAACGCTCCTCGGCAACCCGGTCGTCGAGTGCGTCGACATGCCGTCGGGCCTGGTCGATAACCAGTACGAAGTCGCTTACGGCGATTTCAGAAGGGGATACCTGATCGGGGACCGCATCCAGATCGAGATCCAGAGGCTGGTCGAGAAGTACGCCGAGTTCGGCCAGATCGGTTTCATGGCCCGCAAGCGGTTCAACGGCCAGGTCGTCCTGCCCGAGGCGATCAAGCTCCTCAAGATCAAGGCATAAGGAGGACATCATGAAAGACCTCAAAAATAGCATTCTCGCGGTCAAGTCGATCGATCCCATCGTCGGCAACGACGACACGGAGGGCACGGGGGTCGGCGTCGACCTCGCCGGCTTCGAGGGCGCCCTGATGGTCGCCCATCTCGGAGCGTCCTTGGACACCCTGAGCGGGTCGGTCTACGTTACGGTCAAGTTCCAGGAATCGGACGACAATTCGGCGTTCACCGACGTCGCCGATGCCGACCTCCTGGGCGGGGCCAACGGCGTCGTGGTCGATGCCGCGGCAGAGGACGAGGTGGTCATCCAGCGCGGCTATATCGGGAAGAAGCGGTACATCCGCGTGATCATCGACCATACGGGAACCCACACCAATGGATTCCCGTACTCAGCGCTGGTCCTCAAGGGATTCCCCCGTCACGCGCCCGTGAGCTGATAGGGAAGCGACTGGTCAATGCCAGTTGAGATCTACAAGATCGAAAAGGGGGAGGCCGGAAGGCCTCCCTCCTCATCTACGTTAGGAGATTCCATGCGAGTACGAATGTTTGAGAGCAGATGGGCTGCGCCGGACCATATCAACAAAAAGCTCTTTGAGGCGGGCAAGGTCTACGATGTTCCACAAGACCTCGCAGAGGACTGGCTGCGTTCCAGGCGCTGCGAGCAGGACAAAAGCCTGGACGGACCGAGCGAGACGAAGGAATCCAAGGACTCCCACAGGAAGAAGCGCACGAGGTAATACATGGCCTTAAACGCGAACGCGGTTGTCACCTGGGCTCAGATGAAGGCGTACTTCGGCGAGTCGGATGACTCTCGCCAGGCCCTTTTCGAGACGCTTATCAACGCCGTCTCGCAGCGCATGGACAAGGAGTGCGGCCGGATCCTGGCGACTGCCACATATACCGCGGTGAAACTTACGGGGAATGGGAAGGCAATGCTGTTTCTCCCTGCCTGGCCGGTGACGGCTCTAACCTCTATCAAGGAGGACGGAATCGCCCTGGTTGTGGACGAAGATTTCTATTCCTATGCCGATGAAGGGATCCTGGCCAAAGATGGCGCGAAGTGGTCGACGGCGCCGAGCGGGATAGAGATCACCTGCACGGCCGGGTACGCGATCACGGGACAGACGCCGACCATGCCGGCGGACCTGCAGCTCGAGTGCATGAAGCAGGTCGCGTTTGAGTTCCAGAGGGGGCAGAAGAAATCCTGGGGCGAAACCTCGCGATCCATGCCCGACGGATCCTCCGCTTCAGACGAGCAGGATCTGCTGAAATCCGTACGCGCGGTTTGCGCTAAGTACCGGAGGGTGAGACTGTGAGCGGGATTCAACAGGATTTTAAGGGCGCGATCTTCAAGACGCAGACTTTAAAGACTATCCCCAAGGCGACGAAATACCTGATCACGAAGTGGGCGGCCGACACTCTCAAGACGTTAAAGCGGTCCGCCGCGGGGATGAAGAAATCCGGACGCGGCAGAAAGACCGGCCAACTTGCCCGTAATGTCGGGATGCTCGTGAGCGCGGGAGAAGACACTTATTCCGTAACTCTTGGAACCGGGCTCGAAGCGGGAAAGGACGTCGTTTACGCCCGGATTCAGGACCAGGGCGGCGAGATTCGGCCGAGGCGGGCTAAGGCCCTGGCGATACCGCTTGCCGGCGTCAAGGGTGTCCCAAGGAATTTCCCCGACCTTTTCTTCATCAAAACCAAGCGAGGGACCATGCTTCTCTGTCGACGCGACGGGAAAGGGAGGCTGAAGCCGATGTTCCTGCTCAAGGACAAAGTGCAGATCCCTCCATCCGGCTGGTTCTCTGTGCCGCTGGCCAACATGGTCCCCGTCCTTAAGGACTTGCTGAGCGGTCCGAGCATATACAACCAGGCCGCGAAAATGGCGGCTGAGAAGATCGGGCCCGGGGCATCAGGAGGCATGTAGCATGGCAAACCCGGCTGCCGAGTCGAAACGCCTTCAGGTCATCAATCGAATCGTTTCAGTCCTGCAGGGGATCCTGGCAGGATCCGACTTCTGGTATACGCCGGGGGAGGTCGCCAAGCGGTTCAAGCACTGGTCTGAATGCACGAAATTTCCGACCTACATGGTCTTCTCGAGCTCAGGCGGCGAGATTGCCTATGCCGGGGAGATGCAATACGACGAGACATTCTATGTGTCCGTCAAAGGGATTGTCCAGGACAACCTGGACACCGTGACGAAGCTGGAACGCTCGATCCGGGACATTCGGAAGGCAATCAACGACGACTCGATTTCCCCAAACGCAGGGACGCTCGGAGCCCTGGCCGTTCAGGTCCGGATCGACGAACCGCCCGAGACGGACGATGGATATTTGAGCCTTGAAGGGTTCGGATTTTTTGATCAGAAAATTCGCTGTGTCATCAGCGGCGACTTCGGAGAGCTCTGAGATTGGAGGTAAAAAGCATGAGCGAAAACGCAATATTCATTTGGCGCGCGGCCTCCTGGTGGGCCGACGGAGCCAAGAAATCGAAAGTGAAGGAGGACTGATATGACAACCCCCACTGTTCCACAGAAACGGTTCTACGCGGCCGGGGCGAAGAAAGCCTCAGAATGGGGTACGGCCGTCCAGCTCGGCGCCGGATTCGGGATGCTCATCACCGACATCGACGGCCTGGTGAGCAAGCGGGATTACAAGCCCGCAATCGAGCACGACACCCCGTTCGTGCTTGGCGGAGATATCGGCCCTCATGCGGCCGTTGATTTCTCGCTTGGCTTCGATATGCGCTACGACCCGGGGGCCCTGGGGATCCTCTTGGCGCTGCTTTTCGGCACGGCTGGAGTTCCCGTTCAGCAAGGCGCGACCGCCGCCTACCTGCATACGCTTCAGTGGGCCGACAATGTTTCAGGGAAATTCGCCACGTTCGCAGCTGAACGGCCCGGGAAGATCGTCGAGGTCCCAAGCGCCAAGCCGACGGCGTTTTCACTCAACTACGCCGACGGGCTCCTCAAGGGCAAGCTCTCTTTGCGCGGGAACAAGGTGTTGATCGACGGCGCGACGAATACCGCCACAGAGATGGACGCTCTGACATATGCCGACAGGCACAACCGGATCCGGGCGGCCCAAGGGATCGTCAAGATGAACGCCCAGGGCGGAACAGACGTAGCGGCTGAGATAGCACTCTTGGCGTCCGAGATCGATGTCAACTTTTCGCGGCCGTTGGATGCCCATATCATCGGCGACTCGATCATCGAGCCCGAGGAAACGGGCCCGGGTTTGATCACGGTCAAGATCAAGATCCCCAGGACCGACACGGCGAACGCCGAGTACTTCGACGACATCTTCCAGGCCGAGGCCTATCAAAAGATGCTGATCGAGTTTACCGGTTCGATCATCGCCAGCACCTACGCTTACAGGCTCAGCCTTTTCTTTCCCCGTCTGCGTATGATCAGCGACCCCCACGAAAAAGGCGAGACGTTCCCGCTGCAGTACGAGTTCCAGGCCGAGGAAGCCGCCGCGAATCCGACGGGGATGGCCCATACCCGGCAATACATCGAACTGATGAACAAGGCGATAGCGGACTACCTGGCATAAAGGAGCGTGAACCGTGGATGTCAAGAAGCTGAAAGAAACTATGTGGCTGGAGGTCCAGCCGAGGGACGAGAAAGTCGGCGTACTGAAATTCAAGATCCGGCCCATGCCCTTGGATTTCTCTGTGAAGTTGGAAGACCGGGAAAACTCCGAAGAGGTCATCGACCTGGTCGGCGAGCTCATCGAGGATTGGAACCTCGAGGACGGCGGCGAGAAGCTGCCCTGCACTCCAGAGAACAAGAAGAAGTATCTCCGGTTCGTGACGCGGATCAAAGCGAAGACTCTGGAAGATGAGCCCAAGGTTGTCCTGGTGGGCCGGCGCATCGTCGATTTTGCAAGGGACGTCGAGAATTTCCTGGGAAACTGAAAGCCTACCTCTCCTGGTATAGGGAGTGGCGCGACGTCACGGACTGGGAGACGGTAGGCGAGGGAGATCACCCGGCTCAGAACCCGCCGGCGCTGACGGAGGCCGATGAGATGGCACTCGACTGGTACCTGTCCTATGCGACGCCCTTCGTTAAGGACTTCAATCTCATGGTTTCTCTGATCGACGAGTCCGGACTGGTTGGAGCTAGCAAGAAGATCTTCCTGCTCAAGCTCAATACGATCCATCAGACGATTCTCACCTTGCAGATGAGGAAGGCGAAAGAAGAGACAAAGAACAATGGCTGATATCAAGTACATCGTCACGATGGACGCCTCGGGGGCGTTGAAAGAGATCAAGCCGCTCGGGGATGAAATCGACAAGCTGAAAGGAAGGGGGGACGAGACCCATAAATCCTTAGGTTCTCTCTGGCAGCAATTCGCACTCGGGGAGCTGGCGGCCGATGCGCTGAAAAAGGGAATAAGCCTCCTCACGAACTTTGTGAAAGACTCGATCACGGCCGCGATGGAAGCGGAGACAGCCGAGAATAACCTGGCGGCTGCCTTGGATATCACCGGCCGCTCCGTCGAACCGCTCCTCGACCATTTCAAGAAATACTCCTCCGAGCTCCAAAAACAGACCATCTACGAGGACGACGCCATCCAGGGCGCTCAGGCCCTGCTGATCCAACTCACAAACCTGGATAGAGAGGGGATCGATAAGGCGACTCGAGGCGCGATAGGCATGGCCTCGGTTTTCAAGATGGACCTGGAGAGTGCGGCGACTCTTGTTGCCAAGGCGATGGCGGGAAGTACGGAAACGCTCGGCCGCTACGGTATCAAGGTCGACGAGAACCTCCCGAAGAGTGAGAAGCAGGCCCAACTGCTTGAGAAGCTCTCCGGGTTCTACGCCCGGGCCCAGGCTGATACGAACACTTTTTCCGGAAGCCTTTCACAGCTCAACAACGCCTGGGACGAGGTCGAGGAGACAGTCGGCGGCGCGATCATCCAAAACGAAGACGTGAAGAACGGGATCAAGAAGCTGACGGAAGAAGTGAATAAGCTGGCTGAATCCGACGACTTCAAGCTCTGGCTCAGTGCGGTTGTTGAAGAAATAAAAACCGTCATCGGTTGGCTAGGGAAACTTGTCGGCGGGATTAAAAGCGTTGAGGATTCGCTATTCGGTGCGAAGAAGGCGAACAAGGAATACGAGGAGGCCCTGGAAAAACTAAGGGCCGCGCAGGAGCGCGCCCGGGCGGCTGGCCACGAGTTCGGGAAAGTCCTCGAAGAGCACAAGAAACAAGCCGAGGCGCTAAAGCCGGCTGTTGATGAAGTCGGCAAGAAACATGACCAGCTGAGAACGGCGACGGTCAAACTGGTAGATACCGAAGCCAAGCATTATGAAATGAGCAAGGCTTTGAAGTGGGCGATGGGGGAATACAGCGCCAAGATCACGGATACCGTGCTGCCCGCGATGGAGAGGGAAGGCAGGCTGGCGGATTTTGTTTGCAAGCAGATGGGCCTTATCCCGAAGACGGCCAAGACGACTACGACCGAAACCAAGGGATATTTCGATGGTCTCTATAACGACGTCGCTGCAGGATTCGGCGATAGCGCGTCCGGTCTCATCGGCGATATTTGCAAAGGCCTGAATTTTGCTGACGGTAAGTTCTTTGAGCATGGGATCAATTTCAAGAAATATTTCAACGAAGCCTTTGACAACGTGAAGGAGGCCTTCTTCCGGATGATTGGAGAGATGGTCGCCGACAAAGTCCTGGGTATGTTCAAGGGGCTTTTCTCCAATATCGCCAAGGAGGGCAAAGAGGCGTTAGGGGGAGTGGCGAGCGTGGCGGGCGATCTCGGTAAGAGTGCCGGGGGAATTGCTTCAGGACTTCTTTCCTCTCTTGGTTCCATCGGCTCGATCGTCAGCGGTATCACCGGAGTCATCGAATTATTGAAAGGCCCGCAGAAGCAGACAGACGTCACCTACTGGCTGAAGATGATCAAGGACAACAGCCAGATCATCGTCAACCTCATGACGGGGAATTTCCTGGATTTGGTAACGAGGTCGACGGCGAAGATGGAATCGTTGAACGATGACAAATTCGGTGCGCTTCTGGACCAGCAATATCAGCAGACAGATTTTCAGCGCCAGATCGCCGAATCGTCAAGAGGAACGTGGGATATCCTGAGCAAGGCGAAGTTCGCAGCGTCCGGGATCGATGCCGTGGTTAACTCGCCGACATTCTTTGTCGCGGGCGAGCGAGGGCCGGAGCGCGTGATCGTCCAACCCGGCGGATCCCAGGCCCCGGCCGGCGGGGCTTCGACGGTCATTGAGAATCATTTCCACATCAGCGCTTTGGATGGGGCTTCGGTCCTTGAAGTGACAAAAAACAAGATCGCTCCGATGTTGTTAAAACTGAATCGGGTTGGACAATTTATGCCGAGCATGGGGTGATGAATGGCGATCAGATTCCTCTGGAATAACCTGGCCGACTCTGCGGCGGTGACGGCGAGTTCCTCAGCTGCGGATCATCCGGTCTCGAATATCGGAATTCGATGGCCGGGGAGGACCTGGCGCAGCACAGGAGTCGCCGCGGAATGGGTCAAGTTCAATCTGGGATCGGCGCAGAATATCAAGGCCCTGATTATCTTCAATCATAATTTTCAACTTGGCGCCACGGTTAAAATCCAAGCCAATAGTTCAGACGACTGGGCTGCCCCTCCGATCGACGTGACGTTGACTGTGACCGCCGAGAAAATTACCTATTACTGGGCGGCAAGCCAAGCCTACCAATGGTGGAGGATTTCCATTGCCGATGCCGGAAACCCGGACGGATATGTTGAAATCGGCCGCGTGTTCCTGGGGGGCTATTTCGAGCCGACACGGAATCACGATAACAACTGGAGCATGCCTTGGATCGACCCGTCTGTCATCTCCGCCTCGACGGGAGACCAAGCATCGGCCGACGTGAAACCCGGCCATTATGAATTTTCATTTAATTTCCCCAGCATCAAGTATCCCGACAATGAAACCTTCGATATCATCGGGAAGACTCTCGGAAAATATAAGCCTTTTTTCATCACGCGGGATCCCTCCAATTTGTTGACCACGTATTATGTGCGATCAATGGTCGACTGGGACGTCCAGCATATTTATAACAACATAAATTTTAGGCTTAGCCTGAGATTGAGAGAAGAGATCTAATGGCCTTTACTCCGGGTGATCCCAACCAGGACCTGATCGCGTTGACCGAGATGGAGCTCGGGCACCGAATAGACGGCGATACTTGGGTCCAATATGCGACCGATCTTTTCATCGCTGATAAGGAAAACCACAGAATCCACAAAAGAGATCGGGATACCCTGGCTTATAAAGATAAAGTCGGTTCTTACGGGAATGGAGATGCTCAATTCGCCTATCCCTCGGACGTGGCAACCGATGGGGTGTATTTTTATGTTGTTGACACTAACAATCACCGGCTCAAGAAATATCTCTGCTCAGATATGTCGCTAGTAGCCCTTACGCCCTGGGATGATACGGGCGGCTCAGGTGATGATGAATTTGCCTACCCGATAGCCATCGCTTGTTTCGCGGGATACCTTTATATTTCCGACAATGGAAACAGCCGGATCAAAAAGCATCTCTGCTCCGATCTGTCTTACGTAGCGAAAATCGGGACCGAAGGTGCGGGAGATAACCAATTCCACAACCCGAGGGGAATTTGCACGGACGGTATCTATCTCTACATCCTCGATGGTGACAACTTTCGGATAAAAAAGCATCTTTGTTCCGACTTATCTTACGTAGTCCAGGCGGCTTATCCGAATTACAACTCTCGAAACGCCATTACAACGGACGGAACGAACCTCTTTGTAACTGACGCCAACGGACACAAAATCGAAAAATATCTCTGCTCGGATTTAAGCTTTGTCTCGGACTACGGCTCTTACGGATCCGGGGACACGCAATTCGACAGCCCGATGGGAATCGAGGTTTGTGGCGCCCATCTCTATGTCTCCGATAATAATATGAATGATCGTATCAAGATGCATCACAAATCCGATTTTTCCTATGAATCGAAGATCGGTTCGCGGGGCACCGGCAATGATCAATTCACGATCATCTACGGAAATACCGTCGTTTATTATAGCTGCTGGTTTATTTACCACCCCGAAGGCGAACCATCCAAAGTTGAGGCTAACGGCCTTGAACTCACAAAAAAAACGAGTTTAATGGAATGCCATATAGACAATAATTCATGGTTTTACGAGCCCGGATCCAAAAGGCTTTATCTTCACACTTCGGGATCGGATGATCCCGGCAACGGATCCTATGTCATCGTCGCCTATTTCTGGGAATATATCGCCTCGGAGGTGATCTATCTCGACGGCCATGAATATCTGCCTTATCTCCGGCGCGAGGACCTCCCGGCCCTGAATTATTCGACCGGCGGATATCACGAGGGAGGGACGCGGCAGGCCTTCGGCTCGATCAAGTGGATCAATACCGACGGCTATTTCGACGCGCGGCTCTCGGCCTACATTTACGAGGCCAAGAAAATGCTGATCAAACTCGGCCGGCGCGGCGCCGCATATGCTGATTATCTGACTTACTTCGTGTGTCTCACGGGGAATATTAGGTGGAGCGATTCCGATGTTGAAGTCGACATCGAGGATCTGAGGATCTGATGTTCAAGATCAATATCCCCAGGAAGAAGTACTGGGTTTCAGATTATGCGAACCTCGAGAACGGTGCTGAGGGAGCCGTCATCCCCTTGGCCTGGGGGGATATCCACGAGATAACGCCTGTCTGCATCGACACGGCGGCCGGCAAGTGGAAACTCATGCTCCGGGAAATCAAGGCCATAGAC